TTTACGAACAACATACCAGTCAGTATTAGCGAGGAGTGTACCAGCAGTATGTTTAACTTGTGAAACCATATTAGATTTAAGACCAAGTGTTTTCATTTGAACATTAGAATCTACCATAACAGGATTTTCTGGGTCAGTATTATCTAACACTTTTTCCCATAATGGTTGACCATTCTCATCAACCTCTAATCTGTCATCTAACATCTTAGGATTGTTGATGTCACCATCCCAGTAGTAAATATCTGATGCCCTTATTGGGTCATCCTCCCAAACCATACCGATTGCTGCTTTTTCTTCTGGAGTAGATAAACGAATCCAGTTACTTGGATAACTTATTTCATTATGAACAAAAAACCTGTCCATTTGAATTGTTCTGTTACCAATTTTATATGCCATAATTTATACTCCGTTAAATTTATTAGTTTTAGTTTTATTCTCACTTGATGTCAAATATTGCAAATTAGTTTCTATATGCAATCCAGATACCAATTCACCATTTAAAGGTATTATGTGGTCTACCTCATAACCTTCAGGTCTGTTTAAATAAAACTCTTTAATCTTTTCTTTGTTTGCCCATTTTGGCATTTGTCTTGTTTTGCGTAACTTATACGCTATAGCATTATTAGTTTTATATGCCCTTGTGTAAGATTGTCCATGAGTTGTATTCATTTTAGTTAACGCATTTGATGCCCATTCTTTTTGTAAACATCCACATGATTTAGTCAATCCCTTACGAAGATTCATGCCAACTATAACTTTTTCATTACCACAATCACATTTAACTAACCATTGTTTGTTACCAAACTTATCATTTGTATATGAATTGATAACAAGTAATCTCCCATACCTGTTACCTAATTCATTCTTACCTTTGTTAGTTATCTGTTTCATCAACGTGCCAAGCTATTTTTAAAAGGATTACTTGCAAAAGCCATGTATATGTAAGTTGCACCACTTGTATTGTGCGAATTATTATTTGCTCTAACTTTAAATCCATTACTTAATATATCAAGGTTATATAAAGGGTCTGTTGATTCTGCAATATTTGCATTTGGAAATAGTAAAGAATCTATAACATTATATGTTTCTCTTGCAGTATCATATATACACCAATATGAACCAGAAAAAGACGATGCTTTTATTAACACAAACGCTGGTCTAAATCCTGTGTATACAAATGGACCATCAGCAGAGCCATTACCTGTGTAAGTACCGAACTTACTGAATCCTTCTACTTCTGCAAAGCAGTAGGCTACCATTCCATTGCCACTACCATTGACTGTTGACCCTGATTGTAAAGATATAATGCTTGATGTATGTGTTCCAAATAAACCAGTACTTGTCGCTTCTGCATTGGTTAAGTTTAAAGATACATAATAATTACTTCCACTTAATCCACTATGCCATACTCTCCAGTCGGAAACTGCATCTCTATTTTTAACTATAACCATACTAGGAGCAACACCAAGACCATGTCCTACAGTAGCAACTGCACCTGTTCCTGTATAAGTCACAACACTAAACCCAGATGTTGTATTAGCAGATACTGTAGATGCTATATCTCCGTCTGTGTTAGCTACAGGAGCAGAGTCTGAACCTCTCCATGACCAACCTACATAGGTTTGACTTGAAGAACTTGTTTCATTATTATATTCCATAGTCCAACCATTAGTATCAAATGATTGTAAACCATAATATCCACTAGCATCAGAAGCTTCTGCATTAGTTGAATTAGAACCAATCCAATTATTTGCTCCACGAACTGAATCATAGAGTCTATGATTTTGTACATTACTTCTAGACTTTATCCAAACTAAATCTGGTGAAAAACTTAGTGATGACCTAGATTGAGTATCATATTGAGCAGATGTAGTACCACTATAAGCATCAACATCAAAATGCTGACTACCATCTTTAATCGTGCTATCAGGTAAGTTATAGGTATTTAGTTTTTTATATCCTGTAGGTGGTGTGTAGGCAAAAGGTCTTTGACCAAAGTTAATAGAGTGATTGCCTGAAGAACTATTAGAACCAATAGCAAATTTCATTACTCCTGTTAAACCTGTATGAGCAGGATTAGTTCCATTAACTGGATTTCCACTATTAAACCATGTTCCATTTTTACCACAATACCATTTTCCAGTATCCATATCTAAAGCAATCATACCAACATCACCATTAGAAAAAGAACTACCATACGAAGATTGACTACCATTATGTATTCTATTTCCATTAAAAGTAATACAACCCCATGATGTTGTATATTGACCAAGATAAGCAGAAACATACCCACCTGTTATATTTGTAACTCCTAATTGAGTATCAGCTCCTACAGTATTTAATGTAACTTCACAATACCATTTACCAGATGATACTCCTATAGTTGAATCTATACCCCCAATAGAAGTTATTGCCGTAGTTAAATTACCATTAGATAATGTATGAGATGAAGGCTTATTTATAGCATTTAATGTAGCAAAGTTACCTGTATCCTCATCTGTTAATGTAGGTACATCTGACATTCTGTCATAGGTAGTAGCTGTAGATGTAGTGTAATTAATGTTGGTAGGTGTCCAATCATTCTCATTACCAGAAACATCATAACCAGGATTATAAATTTCAGCCATTATTTATTTCTTCCCATGATAAAGTTGTTTCATTCCACTCATAAGATACTTCATTTGCATTAGCAGGTAATGGAACAGGGCTTTCCCATAACCATGTTGATGTATTTAATATCCAAGAATTATAAGGTTTGGGAGAAATAAATACATCATGCTCTGCGTTATAAGTTCCTCCTATTGCTGCAAAGTTTCCTCTTAAAGGAGTGCCACCTAAGACATGAGTATTGCCATAGGTATTATAAGATGTTTGTATCCATGTTCCTTCTTGAGTATCAATAAAGTCTTGTTCAGCTACAATAACTTGAGTAACAATATTATTTTCTATTTTTGCAAAGTGACTCATGCTGTATATGTTCCTGAACTTGTATATGTTAATACTGTATAACTACCATCTGTAGTAACTGTAGGTGAACCTGTTGTAGTGCCTGTATATTCAGAAGTTAAAAGTCTTAAAATTACAACACCAGAACCACCTGCTCCAGAGTATACATTAGTTGTGTCTGATGCGTTTCTTGCACCACCTCCACCGCCGCCTGTATTTACAGTACCTGCTGTAGCATTACCATTAGGGTAAGCACCTCCTGCACCACCACCACCAGAAGCACTACCAGCAGAAGAACCACCACCGCCTCCAGCTCGAGTTACTGATGAACCTGTAATTGAAGAAGCAGAACCTGAACCACCAGTACCACCACCACCTGTAGTGCCTTGTGACCCTGCAGAGCCAGCTCCACCACCACCGCCACCATTATAGGCAGCAGTAGCACCATCGCCACCTGCATTACCTTGTCCTGCAGTTCCTGCTGCTCCTGCTCCTGAAGTAGAACCAAGGATTGAACCTCCGCCACCACCAGAGCCACCTGTGGTTGCTGTTAAACCTGTAGTGCCTGGATAAACACCGCCACCTCCACCACCAATACTTGTAACAGTTGTAATTCCTGTGCCACTTAATACAGAGTTAGTTCCAGTATTACCTCTTGTGCTAGGCATAGAGTAAACAGCAGCTCCACCTGCACCTACTGTAATTGTGTATGTAGTAGATGGTTTTAAATAAGCAGTACTAGTTAAGTAACCTCCTGCTCCTCCACCACCAGCAGCTCTTGAACCGCCTGAACCACCACCAGCAATAACTAAATAATCAGTTGAAATTAAATTTCTTGTTGCGTTCATGGGTAGATAGAAACCATTAGTACCATAAGTACCTGTGTATTCTTTAGGTTTCCATACACCTGTAGTGTCATCATATTCACCGAACTCTGATGGGGTTAATTGTTGTCCATCTACGAAATTGACTTCAGTCATGTAGCCATCAAAATAACCTGTTCCTGTTGGATAATTAGAGTATGTACTTCCACCAATTCCCATAACAGCACCTGTCCAATTAATAGCTGTATCTTGATTTTGAGGAATAGAACCACTTGCTTGTGTATCTTCTACACCATTAATATACAACCTCATTCTATTACTAGCAGTTGCTTGAGTTGTATCTACTGCAAATACAATATGATACCAAGCAGATGGGTCACGCAGTTTAGTTGTACCAGTAAAAAAATTTGTATTTGGGTATCCCCTTGAGATTATCCAAGCACCATTAGTTTCATTTTGCATCCTTAATTGAAAATTTTTATCGTCAGTTGTAGCTGTTCCATCAGAACCATAAAGAAGATATGATGTATCTGTTGGGTCTTTTGCAAGTTTTATCCAAACACTATAAGTAAAAGTTCTTCTATTAGAAGTTGTTGACGGAGTTCTAGTTAATAAAGCAGAAGCAGACTGACGAAGTCTTACACTATCGGTAAGGTTGTATCCACCTAGCTGTGGGATAGCATTACTGTTTTGTAATAAACTCATTTAGTTCCTTAACTATAAGAAGCACTAACTGTAACATAGGCATTAGTACCATTATCAAAGTAAGATACAAGGTAAACACCTGCTGTGCTAATTGTGGTTAAATCCGTTGCAGTAATTTTAGTGGTAGCTGCGGCTGTAATAGCAACACCTGCACTATTGTCTAATAACACATAACCTGATTGTCCTGATGTGTGATTAGTAAAGGTTAAAGCAGCACCAGATGTAGGTGTGCATGAGAAGTTGTTGGTTGCACTTAAATCAAATGATAAGTCATTGTCAGTTGTTACAGTACCTGTAGCTCTATCTGTTGCAACAGTACCTGTAACAGATATACCTGTGGTTGAGGTTTCTAATTTAGTAGCACCATTATAAGTAAATTTTGCACTTCCAGTTGGAGTAAGCACTGCTGAAGTTGTAGTAAAGGTAGGGTCTTGAACTACAAGAGAAGATGCTGACCCAATAATTAAATTACCTGTTCCAGTATCATTAATATAACTTGCTGTGCCATTATGATAAATTTCTAAATCATTACTAGCACCAAACTGTTGTTTTACATTATCACCATAAGTTTGTGTAGCAGTCCATGTTTGTGCAGTATCTAATTTTGCTGTGTCTGCATCATAGGCTTGGACTGTAGTACCAATGTCACTAGAAGCTAAATAGTTACTATCGTTAGTCCATTGACTAATGTTACCTGATTTGTTAGTTAATGTATCTGTAGAACTAGCAGTAATGTAACTTGTTAAGTCTGGTGGAGTATATGTAAATACACCATTAGTATTGTTATATGATAATGCAGGACTACCAGCAGCTGCTGTACTTACAGATAAGTCTGTGTATAAAATACCTGTGTCTGTATCCGAACCATTAACCCATGCAGAACCATTGTATTTAAGAATTTGATTAGTAGAAGGTGATGTAATTGTTACATCTGTAATGTCATTAAGATTAGCTACCTGAGATGGAGTATAACCTAAAGCAGTTGTTACATCTCCACTTGATAAAGTAACAGCACCTGTTCTAGTATTAAAAGAGGTTACTGCACCTGATGCAGTAAAAGCAGCAGCGTTCCAAGCTGCACCATCCCAAATAAATAAATCATCTGTTGTACTATTCCAATATAACGCACCTGTTAATAAAGCATCACCATCATTATCTGTTGTAGGTGCAGAAGCTTTAGCACCAAGATAACGATCATCAAAACTATCATAACTAGCCGCTGCATTTGTTTCGGATGTAGCAGCGTTAGTTGCAGACGTAGCTGCTGAAGTAGCAGATGTACTTGCATTAGTAGCTGATGTGGATGCAGAAGTAGCTGAACTAGCCGCAGCTGTTGCAGAAGCACTAGCATTAGTCTCTGCTGTTTCAGCATCTTCTTGAGAACTTAAAGCTGCACTTGCACTTGAAGCAGCGTTAGTTTCACTTGTTGCCGCATTGGTTGCACTTGTAGCTGCATTAGTTGCTGACGTTGAAGCATTTGTCGAACTTGTTGAAGCACTTGTTGCAGATGATGTTGCTGATGTAGCACTAGAGGCAGCACTTGTGGCACTTGCCGCAGCAGCCGTTGCACTAGCAGCCGCTTCAGCAGCTTTATTGGTCGCTACTGTAGCTTCATTAGTAGCATCAGTTGTTGCGTCTCCTGGTCCACCAGGTCCTCTGTAAATAGCCATTATTCGTCCTTATCAAGCCAAGATGATTTCTTTTTGGAAGTTGTTTTAGTTTTAGATTCTGAGACTACCTCGTAGTCTGGGTGTTGTTTCATAGCTTCTACATCATGTTCAGCTATAAACTCAACTGTATTACCTGTTTTTTTACATTTAAATATCATTTGTATCTCCTAAAAGGAATGTCCCCTCAGAACGAGGGGACTCCCAAGCATTAAGCAGGAACTGCTATTGCAAAGCAAGAATCATCACGTAATTCTTTAACACCATAGAGAGTATCTGCTGTGTAAAGAGTACCTAAGTATTCTTGTTTATATTGTGTTTGTGAACGTACACCAACTTGTTCTGCAAGAACTGCTGAATCTTTATGACCCATTAAGCAGATACGAGCAGCACCTGAACCAGATGCAGTATCACAATTAGAAGAAACAAATACAGGAATACCATAAAGGTTTCCGATTTCACCATTACGGATTGTGTTGCCGTTACCAACTTCACCTACAAAGGCTTGTTCTGTGTAACGAGCTAAACCCATTAATGTGTTTCTAGCTGATGGTGGGATTAATAAGAAACGACCATCCATAGGAACATCATTGTCGTCAAGACGTTGAATTGTTCTACGAACAGCAGCATCTGTTAATGCAGCTTCATTGTTAGAAGCAGCTACATATTTTGTAGTGCCGTCTGAACCAATGTAAGCATCTTCATATACATTAGTGCCTGCACCTGTATTAAAGCCACGACCAAGTTGAATTAATGATGTATCAACTTGTTTAGCTAAAGCATAACCTGCATCGTCTGTGTAGAATCTACGCATAGATGAAAGTGCTTGTACTTCTGTAATATCCTCAATCAAACGTGAGTACTCGTAGTGTTTATCTACGACTACAGTAGTTTCTGTCTCTGTAGCTGCAATCAATGTTACTTGAGTTGAAGCAGCTTTTACTGAGGCGTCGCCACGCGTTGGTTTAGGAATGTGTAAGGTGTCGCCTTTTTTACCTTTAAAAGAGATTTTTTTGAATAAGTTAGCTGCTACTAAGTTTTTCTTATAAGCAGCGATAACCTCGTCCGACCAAATCTCAGGAATAAAGACAGCACCAGTGGTATTGGTAACATGATCTGTACCTAGTGCCATGATAGCTCCTTTTCTAAAATGTTAAATTAAACCACCCTTTTTTCTCGGTATGCTGCCATAATCTCTTCAGACATCGCATCATACTTTTCAGGATCGGTTTGCATAAGTTTAATAATATCGCTTCTACGATATTTCTTTTTAGAAACAGATTCAGTATTACCACTACTGCCTACATCTGCCGCTTTTAACTGCTGCTCTCGATCTACTTTAGAGGTCTCAGCAACTTTCTTACTAATGTTTTGGCGGTCTGTCCAATTAGATAATAATTCTTTAGCAGAATCATAATCAAATTCAGTTTCAGCTTTAGTAAATAATTCTGTACGAACTTTAGAAGATTTAATCCATTCTGCAAAGGCAGGATCTTGAACAATCTCTTGTACATTAGGAAACTCAGAGTTAATTTTTGTCAATGTCTCATTACGTTTCATTGACAGACTAGCTTCTTTTGCTTCCTTAATAGAAGGGTGATTGTCAATAGCCCTTTTTACAGCTTTATCAGGATCTGTATAAAAATCTTCTGATGTTACTTCTGTTTCTTTTTCTGTAGTTTTTGAACTAGTTGCCGTTTGAGTTTTAATAAAGTCGTCTACTATTTTACGTAAATCTCCAACTTCAGAACCTTGTTTACCAATTAGCTTTTCAGCTTCTTGGTGCATAGCTACAATGTCCTTAACAGATTTACCTTTATACTTCTCTGGTAGATCATCCTCTGGGTTAGTTTCTTCTTTAGCTTCGGGTTCTGATTCAGGTTGCTCTGATTTAGAGTCCTCAATCTTTTCTTCATCTAGGGAAGAAGCTTCCAATTCATTTTCTAAAACTTCGTCAATTACTTCTGCCATATTATTCTCCTGTGCATTAGCATTATAGGAAAGAAGCTGACTTGGCTATTCATCAGTTTCTTTGCTTTGGCTACGTGATCTATGCTTTTTCTCCCAAGCCATAGCCGCACCTGGAAAGCTTCCTGACCATCCTTCTAAATGAACTCTGGGAGTAGAAATAATTTTACTCGCAGTTTTGCCACAAGAAGGACATGTTAAATGTTGAGTGTATTCTGTCAATTCCTCAAAGTGATTATCACAATGAGAGCAGTGAAACTCAAATAATTTCCTCATTTTGTAAATCCTCGTAAGATTGTTCACTCACTGACTGTAGTGAGAGAATCCATTGAAGTATATCCAACTGACCTTTACGTTTGTGGTATTCTTCTAACGTATCAGTTGAAATAATCTGATTATATTGGTTAAATAGGTTTTGTGTATCTTCTATGAAGTCTTTCCACCCTTTTGTGGACATCATAGAAAACCTTTCTTCGTAATACTTTTGTAGCTCTTTATCTATAGGCATATATTAATAATTATATCACAAAATAACTAGATTGTCAAGCTTGTTTCTGCTGTTGCATCTGCATTTCAACAATTTCTTTATTTTGATCCATATCTTTTTCTTTGAGCATGAGTTCAGCAATTCTTACACGTCTATCAAATTCAGCTTTAATCATATCATCTTCATTTGGTAGATTCGTTGAAATAGCTGTAAGAACCTTAGCTTTAACAGCTTCAGGTTCAAATCTAGCTTCTGTAAGATGTTTAGCAGCCAATGCTTCACGTTCTTTAGCTTCACCCATTGTTTTAGCTGTTTCAGCTTGTGCCTGTTGTAATTGCAACTGCATAGCAGCTTGTTGCATTTGTTGTTGTTCAGGATTAGGCTGCATAGCTTGTTGTAGAGTAACAAGAAGTTGTTCTCTATTTGGTAAGCTAGAGTTTTGTAAAATACCTTGAAGTAAGATTGGAGTAAGTGGACTATCTGGTCCAAGTGTTTTAAGTAGATTAATAAACTGCTGTTGTTCTACTTCACGTGCTAACATACCTAATGTTGAAGCAGGTACAAACTTCCAATCTTGTACGGGGAAGTGTTCTGGATCAAACTGCATAAATCTCCATGCAGCTTTTTCTACAAATGGAATTAAGAATTGATCTTGGAAATTCACAAGTGTACGTTTGTTCTTTTTAAGAATAGTAGCTAGTGTTACAGATAACTCACCACCTGCTGGTGTTGTTGCCATACCTGCTGTATCTAATGTACCTGTGGCTTGTAATAACATAGCTTCAAATGCTTGTGCTGTTTGAATACCACTAGCGTCAGTAGCACCAAACTTAAATGGCATAAGTACTTCAGCAGGATTACCATTAGTTAAAATAGATTTGCCTGGACGCACTTCAAATTTACTACCACGTGGAAGACGTGTGGCATCCATCGCCATCATAGGAACTGTCGTGAGTGCTAAACCATCTAAGTAACTACGAAGTTGAGCATCAATAGCTTTTTGCATATTGAAGCCTTTTTCTGCAATACCACGACCCCAGAAACGATTAGGAACTGTGTCATCTTGATAAGCGACAATAGGACGATCTTTCATCATGTAAGGTGATCGTTCTGCTTTAAGTAATTTAGAATCATTAGCTACAACAACTAATGCTTCTACTAAATTACCATACTCTTCCATAAGTTCTGAAGTCTCTTCTTCAAATAAATCTTCTACTTCATTACCTACGCTATCTAAAAGTTTTTCAGGAATTAAACCATAGTAACGTACTACTTTAATTTTATCGTCTTTGTAATGCTCATCAATCCAACTAGCTTCTAAATCAGAATCATCAGTTGGATCATCATTAACATCTACATTAAAATAAACACCATTAGTGATGCCTTCAGCAATTTTATGTGCTGATACAAACTCTTCAATAGCTACACCCATAGCATCTTCAATAGAAGTTGCTGTAGGATCAATAACAAAGTTTTGAGGACTAACTGGTTTAAGAACTACATTGACTTTTTCTTTTTCTTCTACGCCAATAGCAACTGCATCCATGTCTTGCATAGGACGAGAGGCAGGCATTAGCTCTTTAGTTCTCTTAATACTAAGTTCACCAATACCTGTACCATAGATGGATGCTAAGAGGATGACATCACCTACAGCTTTACGTAGTTTGTTTTTCTTGAAGCACTCTTTCATGTAGTTTTTCATGTACTCTACATCTTGAGGCTGTTGATCTGCTAGGTCATCTTTAATGTCAAATAGATGGTCGCCTTGACCAAAGACAGCTTCTTCAATCTCTGCTGTATGGTTTTCAATAGCTTGTTGTAGTGCAGGAGATGTAACACGGCTACGTTCTGAGTCACGCATTCTGTCTTGAGCTGCCCATTCTCCTCTCCAGAGACGTTCATACTCTTTCCATTTTTCTAGGTAGTTTTGATCTCGGTGGTCTCGCCACTCCTCTACATTACCTAATATCCAATCTACTAACTTATTTGACATAGTTTTTCCTCTTTTAGTATCCTGCTACTGCGTCTAATGCTTCGTATTCTTCTTCCTCATAATCTTGGAAGTATTCTACAATCTGAATTTGATCTATGTATGCTAAAGCATCAATCAAGTCATCATGTAATTGTGAGTTAGGGAAGTTGACAAGCTGGTCTATAAACTCGTTGTTCCACTCTCCATGATTTAGCGTTACTTGTCCGTGTTCAAATCGACCTTGTAATGCCCAAACAATTCTATCTGTTTTCTTTTGGTTTCCATGAGTACAATCATCAATCCTAAAATAGTGATTGTGTTTTCTCATTAAGTCCATCAAGTAAGGTAAAGCTGCATTCTTTAAACTACCTTTTTCAATACCTACTGCTGTGGGTTGATATTCAACAACAGCTTTCATAATTTCATGGCAGGTTTGTTTAATATCCCATCTACCATGTTTTATGTCTGCGACCCACCATCCTCCTTCGTGGACTTTAGCGACTGCAATCGCTGTTTCATCCAGTTTTTTATTCTTGTTCGCTGATTCTTTATCAACATTAATAAAACCAGCAAGATCAACAGCAATAAAATATCGACCATCATCAGGTTCTTCATCATCAATTTTAATCCATTCTTCTTTAAAAATGTCCCTACTTGCTGCTTCAAAAGAAGCTAGGAACTCTTGTCTGAAAGCAAAGCTACTCATTGTATTTCTAGCAGCTTCTATTTCACTTTCAGGAATTAATGGATTATCATACGATGTATAATGAAATCCTGTCCATTGTGGATCTTTACCTGTTTGTGCAAATTGGAATAACTCATAAAAGTGATTACGACCTTTAGGAGTTCCAATAAACAATGCACCACCCTGAACATCAGCTAAGGCAGGACGTAAGATTTGTTCCCACACATTTGGCTTAATGTCAGCGTATTCGTCAATAACACAAAAGGCTAAACCAACACCACGAAGTGTATCTGGTCTATCTGCACCTTTTAAATAAATCTTTCGATTATTAACAAGTGTTAGTACAGATGTATTCTCATGAGCTGACTTAATAACTTCATGTCCTAGCTCTTTGAGTAATCCCCACAAAATATCTTTAGCTTGTTGATAAGTAGGTGCTACATAAAACACATCTTTACTATCACTCTTTAGAGCTTCAATAAGAAGCATCCAAGCAGCGAGTCTAGACTTACCAAAACGTCTCCCTGCTGCTACAATTTTAAATCTATGATCGTCATTAAAAACTTCACGTTGTTTATCGTGAAGCTTAACTTGTAAGCTAGTCACTAATATTGTCCATAAACAGGTTTATCTAATAATTTAGCTTTACCTGATTTAATTGCCTCTGTGGCTTTTTGTTTAATCTCATCTAATGATTTACTGCTTTGACCTATTTCAATACCCAAAGAGTTATTAAATAAATCCATTTCTTTTTCTTCTGGGGTTTGCCTAATAGCTGCTCCTCCAAGAACACCAAAAGGCATAGGCACTTCATGCCAACTACTTACCCCTTTAGCTACATTTGGACCATACTTACGAGTCATCTCAGCTGTCCAAACTAAATGTCGCCAAGCATCTGCTTCATCACCAATGCCTGTACCTGTAGGGTAACGATTAGCAGCTTCTTGTGCTATACCTGTTCCTCGAACAGTACTAAACACATCTTTTACAATGGCAAAAGGTTTAAAAGTATCTTCAGCCATTAGAAGTCCATTTCGTAGTTAATGAACAAACCTTTATCCCAATCGTTTTTATAAGCATTAGCAGAAAGCTGCCCAGGACCTACTGGAACATTAACATTAGCTTCATAGCTCTTACCATAAGGACTACTTACCATTCTAACTCCTAAGTTTTCTAAATTAAGAGCATATTCTTTAACTAGCTCTTCAGGAGTTTTAGTGAGTACAGCACTTAACGGACCAATGTTACCTGACACTTGTTTGATGTTTTCATCCATCAAAGCCCTAAACATAGCATTATTTGCATATAGCGTTGCAAACGCATATGGGTTTATTTTATTTTCAGAGGTAGGTTGGTAGGTTGCACCACCTCCTACATTAACTGCACCTACTGGAGTGTAAGTAGTATTGCCTACGTTACCCCCTGCAACTAAGTCTTGGGGATTAACATAGCCTTCGAGCATTCCTTGATTGTAAGGCACATTATAAAGCTCTTGATATAGACGCATGTCTCCTTCATCTAATCTAGGAACTTTAGGTACTACTCCAAAAGGAATAAACTCGTCACTCATCTTCTTCTACAATTTCTCCGTCTATTACATCTTCTTCTTCAGAAGCATTGATTGTTGTTTCACCTACTCCCATAATTTGGATGCTTATCTGATTGCTCCTACCCTTCATCTTCTGAATGTAGTCTTGTGGAAGTACTCTATCCATTACTAGCTTTAGACATGCCATTTGATCTTGGTCGTCATCATCTAAAGCTTTATCTAACACTTTCTGAACAATGTATTTAGATTTCCTGCCGAGCATCTCTGCGAGGATTTCCTGACTTCTTTGCTTTTTACTTTGAGGAAGCGTAGCTTTCTTATTTATTGCCGCAGGCAACGGGGGAAGACCCTGTTCCTCACGTTCTTTATTTTGAGCTTTTATCGAGGGGCGACCAGCTCCTGGACGTTTTCCACCTCTACGTTCTTTCTTAGGAGTGGTTGCTTCGGCAGAAGCCACTTCTATTTTTACATTTTCCATACAATAATTATATCATAATTACTTGACTTTGTCAAGGGATTCGTTTATCGAAGATAAACTCATTTGTAAGAAGCTCTAGCTTCTCATGTCTAATTTATTAAATTCTATTGACAAATTAATAAATATAATGTATAATTAATTAATTAATAATTAATATATATATATAATAATATATATAATATATATAATATATAATTAATAATAAAAAAGCCCTCTTTATGAGGGCTTAATTATTTATATATATAATAAATTATTTATTCATTACATACATAGTTACTTCA